CCGCCATTTTAGACGCCTATCATCAGGGAGACATAGTTCCATATGCCCACACCAAAGAAATCGGTGCTACTGGACGCACTCGAGGGCAATCCGGGCCACAAAGTCATCCAGGACATTGGAATTGAGGCTTTAGGGGAGCCTTTCATTCCCGAGCACCTGATGGATGACGCACGCGGGTGCATCGAGGTCATCAAGCAGTCAATGCCGACGAAGGTCTATTCAGCGTTGGATAGCTTTCATTTAGCGGCGTTCGGCGTCGCTTGGGCGTTGCACAAAATGGCGGTGATCAAGATCAGTGATCCGCAATTCAAGGCGATGTGTGAACTCAATGTGAAAGCGGCGGCGCCATGGCTGGCAATCCTCAACGCTCAGGCGCAAGTCATGGTAAGCGTCGGGGCTCGACTGGGTCTCGATCCGGCAAGTCGGGCCGCGCTCAAACTGCCAGGCGCAAAGCAACAGAAGAGTCAGTTCGCTGGGCTGCTCGGGCAGACCGCGTTATTGAATTCGTCGAAAAACTTACTGTCCCCTCTGGAATAGGCCAGGGCGAGAAGTTTCATCTGCGCGAGTGGCAGAAACGCTTTCTCCGTGACGTCTACGAGCCGTGTGATCCCACAACAAGGCAACGCATAGTCCGCAGAGCGATTCTGTCGGTGGCACGTAAGAACGGCAAGAGCGCATTGATTGCCGCGCTGGCGTTGGTGCATCTGATCGGTCCGGAAGCGATTGCGAATGGTGAAGTCTATTCCGCGGCCAACGATCGCGAACAGGCCGGCATTGTCTATAAGGTTGCGGCACAGATTGTGCGAGCGAACGCTGAACTGAGTGTGTTGTTGCGGTGTATTGATTCCACCAAAACGATTAGTTGTCCTACAACGGGCTCGTTCTATCGCGCGGTATCGGCCGAATCGGGCACCAAGCATGGTCTCAACCCTTGCATGGTAATTTACGACGAGCTAGCCCAGGCAAAATCTCGCGAATTGTATGATGTACTTGACACCAGTTTCGGCGCTCGCACCGATCCATTGTTTATTGTGATCTCGACTCAATCGAACGATCCAGAACATATATTATCGAAGCTGATCGATGATGGACTGCACGCCAATGATCCGCGCATCGTCTGCCATCTCTACGAAGTACCGGAAGATACCAAGGACATCTTCGATCCGAAATGTTGGAAGGCGGCCAATCCGGCGCTTGGCGATTTCCGGTCATTAGCCGACCTCCGCGCGATTGCCGATAAAGCCGAGCGTCTGCCGGCCGAAGAGCCTAAATTCCGCAACCTCTATCTGAACCAGCGTGTTGCGCCGGTTTCATCGATGATCTCGCGCAAGGAGTGGATGGCATGCGCTGGAGCCGCAGGGTTCAGTCCTGGCGAAGACGTTTACTTAGCGCTGGATTTGTCGAATGTCGTCGACCTGACGGCATTGGTGATGGGGAGCGCGGGGGAGAGGACTCGGGTGAAAGCATTCCTCTACAAACCCGAGGACCGATTGCGCGAACACGGCAACAGGGATTTCGGATCGGCGAGCGACCGCTATTCGGAATGGGCGAAGCAGGGACATTTATTGGCGTCGCCGGGGAGATCGATCAACAAGGCGGTGGTGGCACGGAAGGTGATTGAATTGTGCCAGACCTATAATGTGCTCGGCATGGCGCACGATCGCTGGGGAATGGACGACCTTCTCCGCGTGTTTGACGATCTACAATTCGAGACATGGGAAGATCGCGACACCGAAAAGCGCGGTTCTGGTTTGCGGGTTGTGCCATGGGGTCAGGGCTTCACCTCGATGGGACCTGCGATTAACGCGCTTGAGCGTGAAGTGGTGGACCGAACTCTCGAGCATCCCAACAACCCGGCGCTCAACTGGAACATAGCGAATGCCGTGGTCAGAATGGATCCGGCGGGAAATAGAAAAATCGACAAAGATAAAGCGATATTCAGGATCGACGGGGCAGTGGCGTTAGCAATGCTGTGCGGATTGAAGTCGAAAGATCGCAAGAGCGTCGTTGACGTGGCCGGGATGATTGGATGAGTGAACGCAAAAAACTGTACTCACTCGGCTGCAAGGTAACAGCAGAGACGAAGCAAATTATTGATCAACGCGCGGCTGGATCCGGTCGCACGCAGTCTCAAGTGGTTGATGAAATGATCTGGTCTGCGTTGAAGATGGATCGCTGGGTGAACGAGCGATTAGCTAAGAAATAAGGAAAACCATCCATGCGCTACACGATCAAGACCGCACCGCCTCCTGGTGGTGATCGGTACGAGTTTGTCATGTCCGACGATAGCGTCGATCGCGCTGGTGACGTGATAGAGCAGGCCGGCTGGGATCTATCGACCTTCCAGCAGCAGGACAAGCTCAATCCGATCGCGCTGTTCAACCACAAGACCGACCAGGTGATCGGCTCATGGGCCGATGTCCGTGTGCAGGGCAACAGGCTGATCGGCCGGTTCATGCCGCTTCAGCCCGGTACATCAGAACTTGCCGACAGCGTCCGCAAGATGATCGAGCAGAACGTGCTGCGCGCGACATCGGTCGGTTTCGAGCCGAAGGAGCAAGAGCCGCTGAACGACAAAGCGAGCCCGGTTTATGGGCCGTTCCGCTTCAAGCGCCAGGCGCTGCTGGAGTGCAGCATTGTCAGCGTGCCGGCTAACCCGAATGCTGTGGCGATCGCAAGGTCGCTCAAGATTCCAGATCGAATTCTTTCCCTGACCTTTGGCGAGCAAGCCGAACCGGGTCAGGAAAAGCTAGTACCCATCGGCAAGCACGCCGTCATGAAAGATCATATCAAAGGTCACACGACCATGACGACCATTACTCCCTCGCAGCGTATCGAGCATACGCAACATGAACTCAACGATAGGCGCGATCAACTCGCCGCGCTTAACGGTGCCGAAGTATTCGATGTCGACACCGCCGAGAAACTGAATACCGAGATTGACGGTTTCGAGCGGGCACTTTCGGTGATGAAGGCGGCTGAGACCAGGATGGGGCTCTCGACCGGCATTTCAACCAGTACGGCAATGGCGACCTACACGCCGCCGGCCAGTTATGCATCAGGCAACAACCTGAAAGTGGTTGCGCCCAGCACAATTACGGCGCCCGCGATCAACCGCAGGCCGCTCGGTCAGCCGGAAGTCAATGGCCTGGATCTGTGGTCGCGTTGCGCGGCAATCGGTGTGGTGGCGCATGCCATGCGAATGCACCCCGAGATGGTTCTCGAGAAGGTGTTCGGTAATGACGAAATCACCAAGGCAGGTTTCAGCCTTGCCACCAAGGCGGCATCCGCTGCGGCTAATACGACGGTCACCGGCTGGGCTGCCGAATTGGTGCAACCGACATTCGCCGAGATGATGCCGACCTTGTTTCCGGAATCGGTCTATGGGCCGCTGTCCCCAATGGGCTTGCGACTGACATTCGGTCGTTATGGCGCCATCAACATTCCAACGCGCGCGATTACGCCGACCATTGCCGGCTCGTTCGTGGGCGAGGGACAGCCGATCCCTGTCCGTCAAGGGCTGTTCACCACGCAGCAACTGCTGCCAAAAAATATGAAGGTTATCAGCACTTGGACCAGGGAGATGGATCTCCATAGCATTCCACAGGTCAGTGCGTTGATCAGGGAAGCTATCCAGCAGGACACTTCGGTGGCAATCGATTCGGTTCTGCTTGATACGAATGCCAAGACCACGGTTCGTCCGGCTGGTTTGCGTAACGGCATCTCTGGTTTGACGGCGACGACTGGCGGCGGATTTGCCGCTCTTGTCGGCGATCTCAAGCAGCTTATTGGGGCGGTCAATACCGCGACCAATAACAATCTCCGCAATCCCGTTTGGCTGATGAATCCGGTGCAGAAAGTGAGTATCGGATTCGTTCAGCCGACATCGGCGACACCATTGTTTCCGTTCGCGGCGCAAATGGAAAACGACATGTTGCTGGGCTATCCGGTGATCGATTCCGGAACAGTGCCTGCAGGCGTCGTGATCTTCATGGACGCGGCGGATTTCGTCTCGGCTACTGATGATACGCCGAAGTTTGACGTGTCCGATTCTGCCACGCTCCACATGGAAGACACGACTCCGCTGAACATCGGCACCGCAGGCTCGCCTGCAACCGTAGCGGCGCCTTCGCAGTCCATGTTCCAGACAGATTGCATCGCTTTGCGTATGGTGCTGCCGATGGATTGGCTCATGAGAAGGGCGAGCCTTGCTTGGACCTCGGCCGTGACGTGGTAACTTCGATCAGCAAATCGTCTAAGGAAGGAATTCAAGATGGTAGATGCAACAACGCAACATCAGGACCAGCAGGCCACTGCTGAACAGGCCAAGGCGAAGGAGCAACACGCCAGAGAGCAACAGAAGAAGGGTGCCGAGGCCAAGCAGAGGTCGGTCGAGGAGACCCAGGCTGTTCAGGTTAAACCGACGCCGACTCAGGAAGAAAATGATCTCGCCGCGCTCGGCGTGCCACTTGAAACCCATGAGCCAGATGGCAGTGGGCCAGAACCGGAGCTTCGGATGGTGAGAAACAAACAATCCGAGGCGGGTAAACCGTCAGGCGGGACCTATGCGACCCGCAGCGCGACGGCAAGTCAGCCTGCCGCTACTCATGCGGCGGAACGCAAGCCAACCTGAATGGCAGGCTTGCTGTCGAAGATATTCAGCCCTCTCCTGCAAAAGGGAGAGGGCCAATTTCGGCCTGGTCCGTACATGATCAACTACGGTGGCCGTGAGGGCAACGGTTGGCTGCCCGCCGGCGCGCCGATCAATTACTGGCAGACTGGGCTATCGCCGCGGCCGATTGGCGAAAACAGCGCCATGGTCGAGGCGTGCGTCTCCGCCTACGCGCAGACTGTTGCCCAGTGTCCAGGCGACCACTGGCGCAGTCTGGGTAACGGCGGCCGGGAACGGGTCACCAATTCCGATCTCTGTCGTATCCTGCGCCAGCCCAACGACTACCAGAGCATTTCTGATTTCCTGTTAAACCTAGTGCGCAGCCTTTATTCCATAGGCGAAACGTTTGCTTACGTCGTTCGCAACAACCGCGGCGAAGTCGATAGTATGCATCTGATGCGGCACGGCATCGCCACGATAGCGGCCGATGGCTCGATCTTTTACGGCGTGATGGGTAACGAAATCGCCGAACGGCGATATGATTTCACCTCGCCGATCCCGGCGCGGGACATTTTGCACGTCCGCTTGCATACGCCGAAACATCCGTTGATCGGCGTCAGTCCCATCCTGTCTACCGCCATGGGATTGGTGATGTCGGGTGCGGTCATCGATCAGCAGATTGCGTTCTACATCAATCAGGCGCGGCCGTCGTTTCTGTTGGAGACGCCGGAAAAGCTCAACAAGGATCAGATGAAGGAACTGCGCCATTACTGGAATGATCAGACCCAAGGCGACAATGCAGGCGGCACTCCGATTCTGGCTTGGGGCCTAAAAGCTAATCCAGTGACGACGACCGCCAAGGATGGTCAGGTCGCCGACATTCTGAAAATGACCGACCAGAGCATTGCACTGGCGTTCCGAATGCCGCTGCAAGTGCTCGGCATCGGAGGCACTCCATTCGCGTCGACCGAAGCCTTGATGCAGTCCTGGAAATCGCAGGGGCTCGGGTTTGCGCTCAATCATATCGAGGAGGCGTTCGGGTTGCTGTTCAGGCTTAAGGGTCAGCCCGAAGAATATGTCGAGTTTAATACCGAGGCATTATTGCGCAGTGCATTCAAGGAGCGGATCGAGGGGCTTGCTGCGGGCGTCATGGGCGGCGTCATCGCGTCTGACGAGGCCAGGGCGCAGCTCGAATTGCCCAAGTCGCCGGGTGGTGTCGGTGAAATGGTGCGGATGCAGCAGCAGATGGTCCCCATGAGCTATGGGGCCGAGATGCAGCCGCCGGACCCGAACGCGAATAAACCGCCGCCGCCAACCACCGATACGCCGCCGCAACCCGACGCCGCCCAGAAGATGTTGCTCATTTTCAGGACAGAGGCAGATGCCCATTCCCGAATCGTCGTTTGATTTGCTGGCCAGGGAGTTAGGTGCCTTCGCCGGTCGGATCGAACGGGAAATCAATTTGCGAGTGATCGCCGCAGTCGCCGAACTCAATCGCAAGACAGCCGAATTTGAACTGCGAATAGCGATGTTCGATCAGAAGGCCGCGAGCCTTAAGGATGGTCCTCCGGGTCCGGAAGGTCCTCCGGGTCCGGAAGGTGCGGGTTCTACCGTGCCGGGGCCACCCGGAGATATCGGCCCGCAAGGGCCGCAAGGACCGCCAGGCGAGACCATACAAGGGCCTCCCGGCGAGAAGGGCATGGAAGGGCCCCCCGGCCCGATGGGTGCGCTTGGGCCGCCTGGAGCGCCCGGCAAACTGCCTCTGGTGCGCGTCTGGAATGACGGGATTCATTACGAGGGCGATATCGTCACCCATGACGGCAGTACTTGGCAGGCGCAGCGCGATACGGGACGATCGGCGCCGCACGAAGACTGGATCTGCCTGGCGCGCTCGGGGCGAGACGGGAGGGACGGAGCCTCGCTGCAGGTTCGCGGTACCTGGGATGCGAATGCCCATTATGAAGCATTGAACGTTGTCGTGCTTAATGGTGGCGCTTTTGTTGCGAAACGCAACGAGCCCGGCGCCTGTCCTGGCGATGGCTGGCAGTTGATGGCGAGCCAGGGCAAGCAAGGCAAACCGGGCGACAAGGGACCGGTAGGCCCCGCCGGCCCGCCCGGCAAGGATGCGCCGGTGATCGTGCGGATGGAGGCCGATAATGACGGGTTGATCCGGCTCGTCACCAGCGATGGCAGTGAGGTGACGTGTGACTTATACCCAGTCCTGGCCAAGCTGGTCCGCTGACCCGCCGCATTTGCGGCTGGTGCTGGTCGATGGCCCCGCGGTCGAACCCTTGACGGTGGCGGAAGCGCGCGCGCGCTCAAACGTTGGTAGTAATGTTTCGGATGAAGTGGTTCAGGCATTTATCACCGCTGCCCGGCAGACTATTGATGGAGCCGATGGTTGGCTCGGCCGCGCGCTGATTACCCAGACCTGGCGCGGCGGATTGGACGAGTTTCCGACGTGCGATGGCGGCCGAATCTTTATTCCGTTGCCGCCATTGCAATCGGTCACCGTCAAATACCTTCGGTATGGCGATCCCGTGGGATTGATACAAGGCATCGATTACCAATTGGTGCAGGCTCCGCGGCCCTACATCGTGCCGTTGACAGCATGGCCTGCGGTCACGGGGGTTGACGGCATTACAATTGAGTTCGTGGCGGGCTATGGCAATGCCGGTTCGGACGTTCCTGAGCCGATCCGCACCGCGATTGCTCTGATGACCGGCGATTTCTGCGACATGGCAACACGCAATCCGTACATCACCCAAGAGGTCGAAGAGGGCGTCGGCTCGACCCGCTACATGGTCAACGCGGATGTCAACAAGATGTTGGATAACGCCTTGCAAAACCTGCTATCGATTTATCGGGTGATCGAAATATGATTCCAGCCGACCATTGTCTTAACTTTTACCGCGGCGTTACCGGCCGTTGGCAAATCAAACTGTGGGCCGACAAGCACAAAACACAAGCTGCTGACCTAACCGGCGTGACGGTCGAAGCCGTTTTGCGCGATGAGATCAATGGCAACTTTTCGTTGCCGCTTTCGTGCACCATTATTGTGGCGAACATCATCGAGATGGTGTTGACATCGGCCCACAGCCGCGATCTGCCGACTAGGGGCGTGTGGGACTTGAAACTGATTTATCCCACCGGCGAGGTCAACACCGTGCTGACGGGGCCGTTTTGCGCAACGGATGCAGTATCAATCCAGTCCGCAAGAAAACTGGCGGCTGTTAAATGACCTGCATCATCGACATCGCGCTGACCAAGAGCCGCGCCATTGTTATCGATGTGCAAGACGATACTCTGGCCAGGATGCTGCCGCCCGCGATCGTTAAATCGCAGGGACCGAAAGGCGATCCAGGGCCGGTTGGACCGAAAGGCGACCGCGGGCCACCCGGAGAGGTGGAAGAAGCCCCCATCGACGGCAAGGAATATGTTCGTTGCGATGCTGACTGGAAGGAACTTGCAGTTCCGGCAGGCGGTGGAGGTGGCGGCGGCGCAAGTGGTGAAGGTGGTTCTGTCGGGCCTCCGGGGCCGACTGGACCGCAGGGACCTGCTGGCCCGCAGGGTGATACAGGACCGGCCGGCGCCGATTCCACCGTTCCTGGACCGCAAGGACCGCAAGGACCGCAGGGATTTCAGGGACCGCAAGGAGCGCAAGGAGCGCCTGGCTTGCAGGGACCGAAGGGCGATCCGCAGACGCCGAGCGATACCAATCCGCTGGTCAACGGCACCGCGGCGCCGGGGACGTCGCTGCTGTACACGCGCGGTGATCACGTCCATCCGACTGATACGACGCGCGCGGCACTGACCCAGGTGGTGCGCTACGACACGGCGCAAGGTTTGACGGCGAACCAGATGGCGCAGGCGCGCAGCAACATCGCGGTGACCAAGAAAAACTATGTCGTTAACAGCGGCATGCAAGCCAGTCAGGAGAACGGCACCACGGCGGGAACTGTTACTGGTTACCATCCGGTTGATCAGTTTTTTATGGCCTATTCTAATGCTGGAACTAATACTGCGGCACAAGTTGCAAGCGTAACACCGGGTGGTTCACCAAATCGTTTTCGTTATACGGCGACGGCTGCTGACGCGGCTGTGGCAGTTGGCGATTACGCCATGATTAGCCAAAAGGTTGAAGGTTTGCGAATTGCGGATTTGCGCAGTGGATCGGCTTTAGCCAAGACCGTTACTCTTCAATTTGGCGTCAAAGCTCCCGCCGGTACTTATTGCGTGTCACTTCAAAGTGCTGGCGGTGTTCGCAGTTACGTTGCTGAGTATGTCGTTACAGCAGGAGAAGCTAACACCGACACAGTAAAATCTGTCACGATCTCGCTCGACCAATCTGGAACGTGGGCGATAGACAATACGATTGGAATGCAAATTAACTGGACCTTAATGGCAGGCACGACTTACCAGCAATCGGCTGGTTTTTGGAATGCATGGAATGCGCTAGGCACGATTAACCAGTTCAACTTTATGGCCACCGCTGGCAACGTCTTCGAACTGTTCGACGTCAGCCTCACCGAAGGCACCGTCGCGCCGCCGTTCCAAGTGCCGGACTACGCCAGCGAGTTGGCGTTGTGCCAGCGCTATTATGAAAAGCAAGCCAGCGCAGTCGGAACCGGACAGTGTTATGCGGCAACGGGTGCGGTAATAAGCTATCGATTTTATGAAAAGCGCGTGGCACCGACCCTTGGTGTTACTACCCTGACGGGTCTCAATGTGATGAATGCGGCTAGTAGCAACGTTGCGGTGACAAATTTTGCTGTCTTCAGTGGAGCAACGACAACAACCGGCTATAATATCATTACTGTTGCTTCTGGTCTGGTTGCTGGCAATGCAACAACGCTGACAGCTGTCGGCACCTTTGTCACTTTCAATGCGAGGCTCTGATGGCGGACTATCAACTCGCATGAGCCGTACGGATCAATTGCTCGACCAGTACGAGCGGAAAATCGATCAGATCGGGCAATGGATTGCGATCAGGCGATATGCCTTTGGCACTCCGCGAACTTATGTTGATACGGTTGCGAAAGCCTATATCCGCTATGAACCTGCCAAGGAATTTGTCGGTTCGGTAATCCAGAACTACGCCGTGGTGTATGCACTGGCCGAGACGCTGCTCGGCCCGCCGTTCGATATCAGGGTGATCGACAGCAACGATAAACTGGTGACCAGATTTACAGGCTTCGATGATTTCAGCGCTACGCCACCGATCGACGAAGATACTCACGTCACCGGCAGTTTCAAGGAAAGCGCGATGTATAGCATTGAGAAGATCGGCGTTTCTGGCAAGCCGATTGCCTTGAAAATCCGCGCGGCTGGATGATGGGCGTCTCAACCGACGAGGCGATGCGGGCGGTTCGCGCCAGGCTCGATAGCGGTGGGTTCTCCTTTACGATCTACAATAATAGCGATCCATCGTATCAGTTCACGGATGTTCCAGCGACGTTCGGAATCTTCGTGTTCGACGTTCAGGGTTCGACGCTGGCTGCGTTCGGCGGCGGCCGTGGCCAGAATGTTTATCGCAACACGGCCTTGGCCTCGATCTATGTCTTTACGCCGTTCGGGTACGGATACGATGCAGCAGCAACTGCGGCAAGGCCGGTTGCCGATCATCTGCGCTCTTATCGAGATGGCGTGATTTCGATCTTCAATGCCGACGTCGAACCGTTTGGGCCGGGCAGTGATTTCTCTATTCCCGGTCTTTCTTCCGAAGTCTCCAACTACACCGGTGCTCTCGTCGCGGCCCAAGTGATCTTTGATCAAATCGGATGACACACAGGAGTTACCCATGCCCTTAGCTGAAGGCGTATCTGGCCGCATCGTCTACAAGTTCTACACCGATCCAACGATTGTCCCCGGCATCCCCGCGGTCTCGGCGACCGACCCAGGCGCTGCCGGGGGGCAGATCTTGCGGCGTGTGGCCAGCACGCTGGCTTTTACGAAAGATACCTATCAGAGCAACGAAATCCGCAGCGATTACCAGATCGCGGATTTTCGTCATGGCGTGCGGCGTGTCGCGGGCAACATCAGTGGCGAACTGTCGCCGTTCACCTACAAGGATCTGTTTGAAGCGTCGTTCCGCGCCAACTGGCTCGATCCTGTCGCCAGCAGCAATACCACACTGACCTCGATGACCGCCAATAGCGGCACCTCGACGCTGACATTCGGTGGCGGTGATCCGGTGACAGTCGGCCTGCGCGCGGGCATGGGTATCAAGTTTTCAGGTCTGACGACGACGACCGCCAACAACGGCGTTACGTTCATAATTACCGGGTTTAGCGGCGCCAGCAATCGTACTGTTGCGGTGATCCCGGCTCCGACTACGGGCACGGCCGAGACCACGTTTACGGTAACGACGACCGGGTCTTCCTTGATGATCCCGTCGACCGCGCATGTCAGGCGCAAGGTCGCAGTGGAAATCTACAATTCCGATGTCGACATCGCGCGACTCTACACCGAATGCCGAGTCGGCGGATTCAATTTGCAGATGCCCGCGACAGGCATGTCAACGATTGAATTCAACTTCACCGGGCGTGATATGGAGCTGTATGAGACCACGGCGGCGCCGTTCTTTACGGCACCGGCACCGTCATCGACCACCAAACTGCTGGCTGCGGTCAATGGTTTGTTGCGGATCTCGGGCCAGACCGTTGCCGTAATCACGGGCATGAATATTCAGAACGCCATTACGCTGACTGGAGATCCGGTTGTCGGAAGTAATATAGTGCCTGAGATCTTCGCCGGGAGAAATGTCATAACCGGTCAGATGACGGCATTTTTTCAGGACTCCGTGCTACTCAACGATTTCAAGAACGAGACCGAGATCGATGTGCTGGCCTATCTCACGACGGCCTCGACGCCTGGCGCGCCATCGATGTCGTTCTATCTGCCTCGCGTCAAGTTGGGCGGTGCCGATGTCGCCACGACCGGAGAGCAGGGCCAGATGATCACCATTCCGTATCAGGCCCTGAAATATGAGGGCAATACGGCGGGCGTTCCGCAAACCACCATGCAGATCTGGGATAGTGAGACGCCGGCCGGCTCGCTGCTGCGCAGTACCGAGGGCGAACCCGAAGATTCTTCCACCGCCAAGGAAGAGCCCCGCCTGGCTCGTGCCGGGTGATTGCCTGACAGCAATCGGGCCGCGGCGGCTGGCGGGTCGTCGCGGCCTACCCTTCCGCCAAAGGAAACATCATGTCTAAATTCGCTGGCCTCGAGCTCGAGGTCGAAACTCCCTTCCGCTTGATTCTGGTTCATCCCGTCACCCGTCAGCCGATGCGTAATGGCGATGGTGAGCCCGCTTACATCGATCACTACTCATCCGACTCCGAGATCGCACGCAAGCATCAGCGCACCATCCAGCGCCGCCGACTCGCGATGCGCGGCCGAATGAAAATCACGCCGGAAGAGATCGAGGCTGAGGCAGTCGACATTCTGGCTGCATTGACAGTTGGTTGGCACTTGGTCGATCTTAAGGGCAATGTAATTGACTTGCCATTCAGCCAGGACAATGCGCGCGAATTGTACAGCAATCCGGCCGTCAGTTGGTTGCGCGAGCAGATTGATGAAAGCACGGCCGATCGTTCAAATTTCTCGCAGGGCTCATCGAGCAGTTGATCGAATGGGCCGAGGTCGAATTTAGAAAGGGCCGTCCAACCTCTGACGGCTCTACCGAGGGCGAGCAATTCGAGTCCGCCGCCCGGCAACTCGCCGCGCTTGGGAACATCAAGGCAGCAGCCCTGGCCAGCCCGGAGGGTCCACCATTTCCCGAGCCTCTTGGCTATCTCTGGGGCTGGTTTGTGACGCACTCGATGGGCATGGCATCAGGCGGCATGTCGTATCCGGTAATCACCTGGGAAGGTCTGCGTGCGTGGTCGTTGCTGATGCAGATTGATCTGTTGCCGTGGGAAACTGAAGTGATGATGACCTTGTCTGTCACCAGGGCTAACGTTCACGCCGAAAAAATGCAGGCCGAGCGGAAGAAAATAACGTGAGCACAAAGCTGATTCGGCAGTTCGTCACTATTGACTGGCCGAAGAAGGTCGAGGCTGACGGCAAGCAGTTGTTGTTACGGACGGCATACGCAGGCCACGACAGGATCATGGCCGACAACAGGTCAAAGGGACTTAACCCGTACTGGGAGGCCTATGCCAATCGCGAGGGCAATAGCAATCTCGAGTCCGTCGTCGTCCCCGGCCCGATTGTCTATAATTACCGTTACCTATCCGACCTAATCCAACTCGCACTGGATGAACTAATCAAAGCATCGCCGACGACCGGCAGCGGCAAATACAAGAATTCACATACTGTCTATGTCAACGACACACCGGTTGGGACCACGGTGCCGAAAACATTCAAGCCGGGCGATATCATCTACATCGCCAATCCAGTGCCGTATGCAAGACGGCTGGAAATCGGCCGCGCCCAGCACGGCGCGCGGCCGTTCCTGATTTCGGTGCCCAATCGCATCTATTATCGCGTTACGGAAATGGTCAAAGCGCAAGCCAGGGGAAGGGCGAAAGTCAGCATGAAATATGTCGATCTCGGCGCCTGGACATTGACGAAGAACCAGCGATTACTGATCAAGACGACATCAGGCTATCGGTACAGCGCCAGGCAACGGCCTGATCGGCTGGCCGGCGCCACTGTCGAGTCTCCTGCGATCTTTTTCAGCGCGCCGATCTGAGGTTAGAAAATGGCCGAGACGGTAGAGACTGCTGTCTATAGATTGCAAGTGGAAGGTCAGCCCGCGCTCGCCGAATTGAAGTCGTACATCGATGGGTTGGCAATCGCCCAGGAAAACGCGACCGGTAAAAACAGAGTATTTTCGCAGGGCTTACAGAGCAGCATCGCGCGCTACGATGAAACAGCCAGGGCTCTGGAGAATATTCGCAAGGCGTATGAAAGCTATGAAAAATATGCAGAAGCAGGTGTGGGTACGCAACAACAACTCGCTGCCTATTACGAAATCACTAATGCCAAGGTTGCGGCTCAGACCCAAAAACTGAATGAGCTCGCGGTGGCGACCGAGAACGCGCGTCGGAAGCAAGCCGAAGTCACGGCTGGGCCGGGCATAACTGTGCAGCGGGCTGGTGGCACCGAGGCCTACGCGGCGCAATTCGAGGCGGCAGCAAAAGCCCAGGAAGAACAGGTTGCGTCGATTAATAAATTGCGTGCGGCGATGAATCCACTGGAAGAGGCACAGGGTAGGATTGCCACGCAGATGATTGGTTATCGAACGGCACTCAAGGAAGGAAAAATCAGTCAGGAAGAATATGCCGCAGCCAGTCAGATGGCAGTAAGACAATTTGGGAGCGCGCAGACGGCAGTGAATGGCCTAGCCGACGCGCATAAGGGACTCGCTGGACAGGGCCAGGCTGCATTCCATGCTGTGCGCAGCATGGTTGAGATGGTGGCGATGGGCATGTCGCCGATGCAGGCGCTGACATCGCAGATGAATCATTTGGCCTTTGCGGCGTCGGGCGAGGGCGGCATCGTCGGTGCGTTCAAGCAGGCGGGCGGCATGATCGGCTCGATGATCGAGACTGCAAAGGGTTTTCTTACGCCGATCAATTTGGTGGTTGGCGCCGTGGCGGCAATTGGCACGGCGGCACTATATTCTGCATCGCAATTTGCAAGCGCGCAGAAAGAGATCGAGCGTTCGTTGCTTGGTATCGGCGGACAGAGCGGCGCGACCGCAGCCAAGATCAACCAGTTTGCGCATATTGGCCCGCAGGAAAGCATTACAGGGCTATCGCCTGGAGAACGGCGGGACGTCGGAACGGCATTCGCCCAGACCGGCAATATCGATATCAGCAAGCTAAAGGGAGTTGAAGACGCTGTTCGGGGCTATGCGATCGTTGCGGGCAAGGATGCCAAGGAAGCCACCGACGCTTTGGCTAAGGCGCTTGGCGGCAATCTGGTAAAGGCGGTCGATGATCTGGAAAAAGTCTATGGGGCACTTGATCCCGCATTGAGAGATACCGTTCGGACCATGCTGGCCATGAATAACGTCGCAGGAGCACAGCAGGCCATCATAGATGCGGTAGCAGATGCGAACAAAAGAGCATTGGGGACCATTACACTGCTTGAGGCAGGTTGGAAAGGGCTCGTCAACACGCTTAAGATGGCAGCCGAAGGGGCTGGATTTATCCTATCTTACAAGGTGTGGGAAACCGAAGCGCAAAAGCAGGCGCGGACGGCAAAAGAATTAGCTGCTTCGCTTGCTGGCGTTAAACAACAGCAGGATTTGTTGATTGGAAAAGGCATAAAAGTCATTGAAGACCAGACACCGGAAATTGCGCAGCTTGATAAACTGAAGCAACAATTAGCTGACCTTAAAGCGGCCAAGGAAGCCGCTGCCGCTGCTGGCAAGCCCCTTGATGATAAGGGCGGTATCGAGCAGAGCCTTCAGAATCAAATTGCGGTACTTGAGGAAATCCAAGCTCGAGTAGCTGATCTTCGCGAAAAATGGGACGGCGTTTCCGCAGCGGCAGCGCGTTCCCTGGAAGCGCAACAAGCCCAATTGCCGGTGATCGAAGCCGTCGGCGGCGCGGCCAAGATACAGGCGCAGTATGCCAAGGACTATTATGATATTCTGGAGAAGACCAAGGACCCGGCCGAGGCACTTCTACAGGCGTCAATGAACCGGGCAACAACGGAAGCCGCGATCAACGCGCAGGCCAAAGAGACGCTGTGGAATCTGCAAAATCAGCTGCCGGTGTTGGAGGCGATCACCGAGGAAGGGAAACGAGCAGCAGAAGCGGAGGCGATGAAAAACAAATTAATCCATGATGGGGTTGATGCGACATTAGCCAAACAAGTTGCCCAGCAAAAACAGACTAACGATGAAGCCGCTGCCAGGAGTTCCGCACTGAAGGATACAAAAGCCTTTGTTGAGAATGTTGATCTTGGTGGAGGTGCCACCGCCAGGCTAGGTCAGCATATCTTTCACGCCACAGAGGGCGCGAGCAGTCTCGTCAAGCAGACGAAGCAAGGGGTGGATGCCCTTGGGCAAATGGATTTGTCGGCGGGGACATTGGAGACAAGTTTTGTCGGGGCCGCCATGGCAGCGGAGCGCGTTGCTGCCGCAACGGACATGGCTGCCGAAAACACCGCACGCGCCGCCAAGACCGCGGCGGATCTGGCCTTCGTTATGAAGAACGGCATCTTCGCGCCAAACGTCATGCCGACGGGGCAGCTTGGTTTCACCGCCGATCCCAATCTGAGCGTAGCCTATCGCGGCGGCGGCATCGGCAAGAACTTGTCAATCAACTACGACTACACGCAACTAAACCAGACGAACCAAGCCCTAGCGGACAAGGCGGCTGCCGATACGCTGGCGACTTACGACCAAGCCATAGCCAAGGCCACGGCCGAGCGCAATCCAGCCGGGCAGCTCGCCGCCTACCAGAGCGAGTTGGGCTACGTTCAGGGCCTGCCGGCGTCCACCGAGAACTATCAGAAGATCGCCTCGCTTCAGAATTCGATCGATAGTCTGACAAAGTCGACCGATAGCAATACGTCAGCAACCCAAGCCAACAGCGAATTGTTGAGCCCGTATTACACTCAAGACCCACGGACCAGTCACATCGGGTTTAGATCGCAGGGCATGGCGTCCGGTGGTTATGTCGATGTGCCGGGCGGCAGCAGCGCGAATGATAACATGCTGGCGACGATTCCGGTCGCCAGTGGCGAGCGGATCTATGTCGATCCGATGACCGGCAGGAGGGGAACGGCGAGCGGTGGTAATCTTACTATCAACATATCTTCCCCGGTAATGATTGCCGGCAACGCCAGCAAGGACGATGTCGGACGAACCATGTTCCAGAACAACCAGAACCTCGCGAAGCAGTTAAGATCGGTGACGCAATGACGATTCCAGCTTACCGATTGCCAGCCTACATCGAGAAGGGAAGTCAGTTCGGGCCGACCTTCCGTAACGTCATCCAAGAGGCGATAAGCGGTAACGAGCAGCGGTTTGCGCAATGGACAAAATGTCGGTGCGTCGGCAATCTGTCGTATGGATTGCAGAATTCGGCAGATCCGCTGGGAGACTTCAAGACCATTATCGCATTGTGGCGTGGTCATTTCGGCTCGCTCTATCCTTTTCGGTTTCGTGATTGGGGTGACTACAAAGACCTATGATCCGCAGGCCATCATATATGGCACTGCGGGTTCCTTCTTTTATGTTCGCGCTATCACCTTGCTGGCTTCGACGCCGGTCATCAAGATCAATAACGTTCTCACCACAGCCTATACGATCTCTGCGTCTGGCATGGTGACATTCACGACGGCGCCTGCCTCGACTGCGCAACTGACATGGAGCGGTGAATTCGACGTGCCGGTCAGATTCGATACTGATCAGTTGCCGGTGGTGTTGAACGAGGCCGACGTGGCTTCCATGAACTCGATTTCGATCAGGGAAGTGATCGGCGAGTACTGACACAATGAAAATCTTCGGCCCGCTCAACATTACCGCAGCGGTGGTCGGGTTTCCTGCGCGGCTGTGCACCGTCACCCGTAAGGATGGCAACATCTACCGCATCGCCGAATCCGATGAACCGATTACGATCGGCGGCCAGACCTGGAATGTGGTGCCGGGACTGATGATCAGCGCCGTCAAGCACACCAACAACGGCGAGATGCCGAGCGCGCAAATCGTAGCTGTGCATAACCGCGGCACGGTGTTTGATTCCAACGATATTGATGTCGGTCTATTCGATGCGGCTGCGGTCCAGATTTATATCGTCGATCGCATGAACCTGGCGACGCCGAAACTGCTGTTTACCGGGTCGATCGGCAACATTACCTACAATGTCGAGAATCAGTTGGTGCTCGACATTCAGGGGGCCGCGGCATTCGGCAAGATTCTGATGACCCAGAAACGCTCGCCGATGTGTCGCACGGACCTGTATTCCGAATTGTGCGGTGTCAATCCGGATTCATACAAGGTTCTGACGACGATTGGAGCGGTCGTAGACGCCTACAATTTCACGGTTGGTGCATTGGGCAATCCGGACGGCTGGTTTACCCAGGGTGTGCTGCTGCTGGACAGTGGTACTTCTCTCGAGATCGCCAACTGGGTGCAGGCATCTCACACCATCACCACTTATCTGCCCTCCGCGCGGCTGGTGACACCGGGGCAGGGGGTGACGTTGTGGCCGGG